CAAGTGCAACTCCTTACGGAATCCACATTAAAGATGCGGCAAGTGGTGCAAATGGCTACCCTTTATTCCAAGTTACGGATGATGATGGTAGTGAAACTCATTTTAAAGTCCAGAGTGGCACAGGAGCTGTTGAAATTGGAGCAGGTAGTGATTTAGTTACAAAGACCGCAGGAACATCAAATGTAAAATTGGTGTCAATGCAGGTGATGCTATTGCCTCTGGTGGTAATTTCAATGTGCTTATAGGTGATGAAGCAGGAACAGATCTTACTACTGGAGATAATAATACATTTGTAGGATATGCCTCTGGTCAAAATGTAGTTGCTGCGGATCAAAATGTAGCTTTTGGCTATGCCACTTTAGCTACAGATACAGAAGGAGAAAAATCTACTGCGATAGGTTACGCTGCACTTGCTACTCAAAACTTTACTTCAGCTACAGATAGTCACAATACTGTTGTAGGTTATAATGCAGGACTAGCAGTCACAACAGGCGTACAAAACACTCTCATTGGTAGTCTAGCAGGAGATGCTTTAACAGATGCTGATTTTAATGTAGCTGTTGGGTATCTGTCTTTAAGCACAGAGACATTAGGTAGTAAATCAATAGCTATAGGCCAAACCGCTTTAAGGGTGCAAAACTTTACTTCCGCTACAGAAGTTTTTAATACAGCAGTAGGACATAGTGCAGGAACAGCAGTCACCACGGCTAAAAATTGCACCTTAATTGGTGGTCTAGCAGGTTATGCAATTACTACTGGTGTAGATAATACTCTTATAGGGAAAAGTACAGGAACTTATCAAAATAATCTAACTACTGGATGTTGCAATGTTTTAGTTGGCGCTTTTAATGATACAACTGCCACTAATGCTAACTATGCAATGGCTTTAGGTTACAACCTAAATGCTGAGGGAGGTTATACAACTCTTGGTGAGGCTGCTAACGATATAAGAGCAGCACACGGCAACACAACATGGTCTACAGTATCAGATCAACGATACAAGAAAGACATTGTAGACTCTACAGCAGGTCTTAGCTTTATAAACGCCCTAACACCTCGTACCTTTAAGTACAAAACTTTAGGCGAACTACCTGAAACATTCAATGCTTATGAGGCTGACTCAACCGAAGTCTTTAAAAACACAGACACCAACCACGGCTTTATAGCGCAAGAAGTTAAGGCGGCTATAGACGCTGACAGCAGCATTAAAGATGGCTTTAGATTGTGGGATGACCGTGACGATGGTTCACAAGAAGTTGCTGAAACTGCACTGATACCAATCCTAGTCAAAGCAATACAAGAACTATCAGCCGAAGTAACTAAGTTAAAAGGAGAATAACATGGCAGATACAAGAACAGCAGAAACAATAGCACAGGCTCACAAAGCTTGTCTTGATGGAGCAGATACAATTAATGTAGTCATTGCCACCCATGCTAAAGGTAGTGACGCTACGGATGCAGACTTTGGGCATGATCTAACCCATGATGAAAAAAAAGAAAGAGTAACTCGTAGTGTAGGTTATCTCAAGCATCAAAAAGCTTTGACTGATTGGACTGATGAATCTTTCACAGTCATAGATAAAGCAATCACTGACGCAGATAAATTTACAGGATAACATATGAGCAACCAAGCACTAATAAAACTTGAAGGTGAGTTTCATACATATAGAGCAGTGACTGACCAGAAGTTAGAAGTGCTTACTAAATCTTTAAGACGTTTGGAAATGATTCTTATAGGGAGTGCTGGGTCAACAATTATATTGTTAATCTCTTTAGTTATGAGGGGATAATATGTTTGCTGAAGTTCTTACAGGAATTGCTCTTGTTCAAAAGAGTGTATCATTTATTAAGGAATCAATTAATACTGCAAAAGATGCAAGCGAAATTGTTAGTGCGGTTGAAGACTTACTTGATGGCGAACAACAAGTGGGTAAAGACCGAGCTAGAAAAGATGGAGTTTCTATTAAGGATCAGCTTGGCATTAAAGGTGTTGCACATGAGGTCATTAATTCTAAGCTTGCGGCAGAACATCGTTACCAGATGGGAGTGCTTATTGACCAAAGGTTTGGGCATGGTACGTTCAAGTCTATTGTGGACTTACGTGCAAAAAGAATACAAGAAGCTAAAGAACAAGCTAGGCTTTTAGCTAATGTAAAACAAAAGAAACTTGATGAAACAATGGAGGTTATAGGTGTACTTGCTGTTGTGCTTGGTCTGGCTATTGTTGTGGTTACTGCCATTGTTTTTTATGCTAACGCTTTGACAAATCAATATGTTTACTCCAGATAGATATTCATTTTTCTTTTGGCTTATTGTTATAATCGTGTATATAAGTTGTATTATATGGCAAGAGAACTGGATGTTTATTAAATAACTAAAGGAAGGTGATATGTTTAATGTAGTAAATTCTGTTCTTGGATCTGTTGGTAGCTTGGCTTCAAGTTATATGGAAAGTAAAGTAGCTACACAAAAAGTTAAAGCTGAGATCCAAAAGAAACAATTAACTGGTGAGATTGATTGGGACTTAGAGGCAATGAAAGCAACACAAGCAAGTTGGAAAGATGAATGGCTTACACTGTTAATATCTTTTCCTTTTATTCTATGCTTCATTAGCGACACTACAAGAGAGATGGCATTCAAAGGGTTTGATGCTTTGGAGCAAGCCCCTAGTTGGTACACATATTCTTTTGGTGTTATCATTGCCGCATCATTTGGAATAAGATCAGCTACTAAATTTTTTGGAGGTAAAAAATAATGGTAATGTCTGCACAGGCTATGAAGAAACAAGCTAAAGAAATTAAGAAAGCTAAAGTTGCAATTACTAAATCTAAAACAGCTAAAGCTAAAGCTAAATCTGTTAAGTCATTAACTAAAGAAGTTAAAGTTAATAATGCATTTGGTAAGTCAGAGTCAGTTAAAGATATAACTGCTTATCAAAAGCAAGAACTAAAAGATAAAGGGACTACTGTTAAACCAATGCCAAGACCGGCATCATTAACAGGAACAGGGAAAGGATATGATACATCTAAAGTTTCTACACCATTAATTACTGGAGCAGATTGGGGGAAACCAAAAGGTGATACAAAAAAAATATCTTTACCAACAGTTTCTTTAGCTAAAGAAACTGAGTCTAGTTCTGCTCTTTACAATACAAATATATTTAGAACTGATTTAAGTATGAGTGAAGAATTAAACAGAGGAAGTCCATTGCCTTTATTACTTGGGGCATACAAAAAAAATGGACTTACTATAACTCCATCAGCTAATTTGGATATAAATAAGTCAACACCTTTATTCAAAAAATTTGGTATTAAAGCAAAATACTCTTTTTAAAAAAGGAATTTTAATGGCGTTTCAATTATCATCAAGAAGTTTAACTAAGTTAGAGGGTGTTCAAGATGAATTACATCTTGTTGTTTCTAAAGCTATAAGTATTACATCTATTGATTTCGGAGTAATCTGTGGCATAAGAACTAAAGACGAGCAACGAGAGCTTGTAAATAAAGGGGCTTCACAGACAATGAAGTCGCGTCATATTACTGGTGAGGCTGTAGATCTTATGGCTTATCTAGGGTCAAGAGGATCTTGGGAATTAAATTTATATGATAACATTGCTGATGCAATGAAAGAAGCGGCAATAGAATCTGATGTTAGTATAAAATGGGGGGCGGCTTGGAACGTACCAGACATAAGAGATTGGTCAGGCAGTATGGAAGAGGCAATGAATTATTATATAGATGAAAGAAGGAGTCAAGGTAGAAGACCATTTATTGATGGTCCACATTTTGAATTATCATAAACTATGGATAAAAATTTACAGGCAATTCAACTAGTAGACGAGCATGGGTCACTAACAGAAGCTTCAAGAGCCACTGGGATTCCAAGATCAACTTTAAACGATAGATATAATAGAGCTACAGAAAGAAATTATTCTTTACCTGATGATATTGAAGATGATTTAGATGCTGATGAGTTAGTTAATATCTTACATAAAAGATTTAAAAAAAGAAAAGAACATAAAGAATCTAAGAAATGGATTCACATTACTATGAAGAACAATGATCCTATCATGTTGTTATGGATGGGTGACCCACACATTGATGATAACTTTTGTGATTGGGATACACTTAAAGATCATTTAGCTTTGATTGAAGAGAATGAAAATGTTTATGGTTGCTCTCTTGGAGATTTATCTAACAACTGGGTAGGTAGATTAGCTAGACTTTATTCAGAACAAGACAATTCAGAAAGTACATCTTGGAAATTAGTTGAATGGTTAATAGAAAAGATGGACCCTCTTATATTAATAGGAGGCAATCATGATATGTGGTCTGGGTCTGGAGATCCTATTAGATGGATGAAGAAAGGACATACAATCCATGAGGATTGGGAGGCAAGAATAAGTTTAAACTTTCCTAATGGTAAGTCTTGCAGGGTTCATGTTGCTCATGATATGCCGGGGCATTCTCAATGGAATGCACTACACGCTCAAACTAAAATGATGAAGTTTAAAAGCAATGCACATTTGTATATCTCAGGACATAAACATAACTGGGCATTAGCTTGCAATGAACAAGTAGAGCAAGAGAATGTAGCATGGTTAGCTAGAGCTAGAGGGTTTAAATACCATGATACTTTTGCAATGGTAAAAGGATTTGACCAACAAAAGTTTGGGCAATCAATAGCTCAAGTGATTGACCCTAACAACCCTAGTCCTTTGTCTTGGAATCAATGCTTTGTTGATCCTCAGGAAGCAGTTGATTATCTAAATTTCCGTAAATCAACTCAGTAGCTAAAGCAACATATCCTGCTGTGTCTATTAAATTGTCTAGACCTCTACCATTATTCTTTGATCTAGCTACCTTTAATAGTACCATCATGTAGGCAACCTGTTCTTCTTTAATACTTATTCCTAGATAAGTCTGCCACATTAAAGCAATGTCTCTAAAATTATCTGATGGTTTCCCATGCGTCTGTTCTCTATCTTGAACAGTATCCGATACTCTTCTTAAAAATTCATAACGATTCATTTTATATTCTCACTGTTAAATAGAAACACAGAAACTAAACGGTTGCGAATCTCTCAATTACCTGTGTTTCTAACTGGGGTGAGGAGTTGGTAAGGGAGGTAACCAACTCCTCTGTCTAAGATGAGACACCTCTTAGACACTAAAACGGAATGCTATCTTCAGCAATGTTAGGTGTAATATTTTCTAACTTTTCTTTTGGTTTATTGCCTGTAGATATTTGCAAACTCATATACTTATTGCCGTCCTTTTCTTTTATCCATGATGCAAGCCTTACTTTTTCATCATCATTGAATTGGAATCTTTCAATACAATTCCCACTGTATTGTGGTGCATTTGCATTATCATTATCATTAGGAAATAAGCAACATAATTCTGTATAAAGTTTCATAATAGGTGTGCCATCTTTAGTCTTACCTTTTATAACTACAATTTTATGTTGTGCTTTTTCAATGTCAAGCTTTCCTTCTAATATAAATTCATTATTAGGAAACGGTTTAAAGACTGCACCTGTATTTGTGTTATCATATTCTGTCATTTGATTCTCCTTTACCACCCAGATTTGGGTGCGGTTTTCCCAGTAGATACAAAGTCTCCATCGTCTTCTGTTGCATCATCTGGTTTTAAGTTAAGCATAGCTTGTAGTGTGTACCTACGCATATAAGTAATAGATCCACCTGTACCTTGTGGTCCTTTGTTCATATCAGGTAATCTAATATGACTAACTATCTCTGTGTTACTAGGCACATGATATAATCTTGTAGTCAACTGGTCAAAAGGCATTGGCCCACTAACAATTATGTTTGTAGTAAACGTAATAATAATATCATTTCCATCTAAAGCAGGTTTAACTGAGTTCATTATATCTACAAGCGTAAAGAACTTGCCGTACTGAGCTTTGCCTGTTTGTTTTAGTGGAGTGAATTGTTTTTGTGCTTTATGCAAAGCATTATAGATTGTAGTTTTAGATTGTGCAGTCATTGTGTTACCTCCTGATTAACAATGATTCTTATTGAGCCACGCTTGTCTCTGCGTAACGATAGCTTATCACAATATAACTCTCGCTCATTATCAGCGATCAAAGTTTTTAATTCTTTTTTAGTTGCATCATGATCTTTAGCATTGAGTTGTGACTTAACATACTCATCAGCTAGTGTAGTAAAGTAATTATCTTTGCTCCCATTTCTTCTTATCATATTATTTACTAATACATTATTAGCATTATCAATTTGTTTAGATTCTAAATTAGTTTCTGGGCATTCATCATTAATAACATACTGCCAGAAATTATAAATCTGTGACATCAATCCATCAATGTAAGGTAAATATTTTTGTACTGTAATACACTCCCATCTTCTGTTGCCAAACTTATTTGCAAAGTAACAAGTGTCAAGCTTACTTAATGCAAGATAAAATTGTATCTGAGGCATGTATCTTTCTAATTGTTTTTCCATTGTGTTATAATCATAAGTTTCTTTAGCTTCAATTATAGCTTTTTGATTTTTTATTTCTGCATCTATTGTTCCCTTTAATGGGACTCCATTATGTACTACACGAAAGTGTTTCTGATAACCTGTAAGTTCTAAAGTATATTGTTTTTCAAACCAGTTTAATATAAAGGCTTCGTTATGTACGCCAGATTGTACAGTAAAATTGTTTGACAAATCTTCTGGCTCTTCTCTACCAGTTTTAATTTGCCATAGCTTTAGCCAGTCACCTTGCATAATACGCACTGCGTCTGAGCCGCCAATAAATCCTTTACGTTCCATGAAAACCTCCCCTTAATCATTAATATTATTCTATATTTATTTTATAAAAGTGTCAATTATTTAACCAATTAAAAATATTTTTTAATGACCATTTCTTTGGTGGATTTTCTTTTGGTTGGACAAATGACAATGACTCTGCACTTCTTATCCTTGAGAAGTCTGGCATAGGAGGTAGAGTAACTTCTTTCTTAGATTTTATTTCTCTGCCCCAAGGATAAGGATAGTATTCTTTATCTCCAGATTCTGCATTCTCTTTAAGCTTTCTTAAAAATTTAGTTTTGCCCATAACGTTCTCCTAATTCTTGGCTTGTTCTGTTAAAGAGGGGGGTGAATCGTTGGGCGTTCCCCCCCTCTTTTATTCACCTAAGTTAAATGGTCTTGGTAAAGGTGGTGCGATTGATTGATAGATAGGTTTGTAAGTTTTAAAACAAGTCATGTCTTCTGTGTACCATTGACTATCTCCATGAATTTTTAACTGTGCTTGGGTGCATTCTTCAAGTGAAGGATAATTAAGTACAACTAAAAAACTATAGAAGGTTGCTGTCCCTATAACAAAAGCTTCACTAACCATAATTAACCTCCCAACATTCTTCACAAATATATTCACCACTAGGATGTTTCTTTAGAAACTCTGTGTCTTTGTCACTGCAATCTTTACACATTGGTGTTTTAATTTTTTTATTATTTTGTTTCATCTTATTCTCCCTGTTGTTTTAGCCATTGGTAGTCTAAAGAATCTAAAAGTCTTTGACGATTTAGTTTCCTATAGTTTACTATCTCTGCAATCTCCGACCAAGAAGGCCAGATCTTACAGTTATCTCCTACTAAATTGATAGCAAAGATAGTAATATCAGCAGGAACATCTGCTAAATTTTGTGCCACAGCTTTCATTCTAAACTTCATATCCTTTACAGTCTCTCCGAAAGGTGGCTTGAGAAGCGCAGAAAGGCGCACTAGACGGGCAAGGATCTCTTCTTCTGGTAATGGAACCATTCTTTCAAGAAAGCCTGTCCTAGCCGCCTTATAAACGTCCTCTGATTCTAAGGTTACCTCAAGTGAAGCTCTGTTTTTGCTGTCACCGAAGTCAATCTTCACTCTGGAATTGGTCAGAGAGTCCAGCAAAGTAGCCATCGCTATGTCCGTTTCTATCGGTAGCTTTGTTTGCTTTAAACTTTTCAAAGCTTGTGATGTTTGACTTCCACTCAGTGCTATTCCTACACCAGTTCCAATACGCTCTCTCTGGGTCCGCAAAAACTGTACCTTTTGCGAGGTGATAGTTGATAAACCTATCTGTTTCATCGTCATGTTTAATACTCCCAAACTTTATTTCTATGCGTTCAAGTAACTTAGTGCTAGGTGTCCACTCATCACTAAGCTTTGACTTTTTCTTTAGCCTCTTTTTATTATTAACTTTGTTACTTGGTAGGTTAGGGTTCGCCTCGTGAACTACGTAGTTCGTCTGGCGAACTAGGTTAGGAAGAACAGTATATACATTTGAAGTATAAGAATTACCTGATAATCTGCCAATGTATTCATGTTCTTCTAACCAATTTAATTTAGAATGAACTGAAGTTTTTTTCATACCACTACGTTTAATTATAGTAGTTACACTTGGAAAACAAGTTTGTGTTTTCTCATCTGCATAATCTGATAGACATAACAACAACCATTTAGCTAATGGATCTTTAATATCTATTCTCATTACTTCAGCCATTAATATAAATGACATTAATTATTTTCCTCCCTTATTAAAGTTGCAAACAAATCCCCTGGTATTATTACTAATGTTTGTGGATCTCCCCTTCTTCTTTTATACAATGCAATGTCCCTGTTGTCTAACACTTTGAAAGGATTAGGGAAATTACTTGTGTCTCTGTACTTTACTTCTGCTACCAATCGTTGTCCTTTGATTTCAACGACGATGTCTCCACTGTATTCTCCCCCCAAAGATCCTGAGAGGGGTTGTCTTTTCGCTTTAAGACCGATGGCTTCAAGCCATTTGACAAACCATCTTTCATGATAGTTTCCTTTGTTGCGACTCTTGCTTGCCATTCGTCCTCCGTATAACAGTTTAAGCAAATTGTATAATGTCTTACTGGTTCTATGCTTGCAACAGGGCAGACAAAATACTCAGTCATACTATTACAAGCATCACATTTAAATACTTTTGGTTGCTTTTGTTTCTGTAATCTTTTTTTCAATGAGCGTGAGCGTAAGGCCAAGAGATTCTACCCATGATAATAAGTTGTGTAAGCTTGGAGTTCTACTACACATCTCCCATCTCTGCAAGGTTGACGTTTCTACTCCAATAGAGAAAGCAAGATGTGCTTGTGATACACCTTGCTTTCTTCTTTGCTTAGACAGTTCCAGAAACAGATTCATTTAGTTCTAATTGATAGGCAAACAAACCATTCTTCACATGTTTTCTATGTACTGTATGCGAACCAAACTTTTCTTTGCGAAAGTTTCTTAACTGCGCACTAACACTAGCTTCTGGAGCTTGGCAAGCTTTACTTATTTGCCTAAGTGTTACCCATTTTTCAGCATGATTTATCATATAATCTAAGATAGATTTCTTTTGTGTCATTAATCTACCTTTATCTCTTAGCGAATCATAATCAGCACCATCAAAATCTGGGTGAGAATTTAAAATCTTGTTAATAAATGGGGTATTCATGATACCATCCTCCTTTTTGATGCTTCACATTCAGTGTATCTAGCTTTAATTTCTTTAAAAGTTTCTTGGTAATAATATAAATCACGCTCAACTTTAACTGATTCTAATTCTTCAATAGAAAAATAACCAAACTCAGGGTAATGTCCTACAACATAGCCATAACATATATCATATTCGTCCATGCTGTGTGCAAACCAAGTCCAATTACTAAATGGATGAAAGAACTTGCAGACTGCAAGCTCAGTATCTATTGGGTCAATCATTGCTCTATGATTATCAAGTAAACGAGTGCGAATTTTTTTAGTTAATAGTTTCATTTGTCTTCTCCCTTTTTATTAAAATAATTTATATCAGCATTTCTAACTGTTTGCTCAAGATTAAATACTTCACAGTCATCTATTGCATCTACTTCTCTGTCTATCCACCTCCTTTCTATGTTGTTAATTGTTAACACACTTACAGCTTGAGCCATCATAGTGTCATCTTGTTGGTACATACTAATTAGATTTGAAAAAGATATTCTATTGTCTATATTTTTAAGCATTGCAAAAAATTCTGTTGCTTGCTGTGGTGAGTCAAGCACATCACTTAACATAGAAACTATAGCAGACATTGGGTCTGCATTTTCTGAGTTAAGTTCTTTAATAATAGATGATAGTTTTGGCATAACATTTCTCCCTTTGTTATATGTTATAGTCTAATCAATTACTCATTACGTTACAACTAATAAAACAATTATAAATAAAGTTAAAATAATTGTTGCAATAATATCTTGTATCATTTCCTTCTCCACTTTTAAGATTATGTCGTTGGTTATTAATTAAGAGTTATTAACCAACGGCAAAACCTTACTAGTAAGGGTTAGAGGTAAGCTGTTTAGCTTACCTCTTTGATAGAGGGCTAAAGCCCTGCTATCCTCCTAGCATCAGTTGAGATTGCTTGGCTGTTCTTGACTAACTTAGATCTGGAGTTCGGCATCCACTCCTCGCCTGAGAAAGTCTTGTATGCTTGCTTGACTGCGGTAAGCCGATCAATTAAAGCTTCTCGCTCTATTTCCATGCGATGGTATATTATAACTTTTTTCTCTAGGTTTACATCTACGACCTCTGATCCTGCCTCAGGTATCAAGTCCTTTATCTCAGATTGTAGGTCTGCCATGCTTCTGGCTTTGTAATCTAGAGAATTGTTAGTAGTGTAACAAAGATCTCTGTAACATGCTTGTGTAAAGTAGTCATTTACATCGTGATGTTTAGTTGTATGTTGAGCAAATGCATCAATTAATTGCACAAGTGTTGCGTTTTCTAGGGTAACTGGTTGTACTGATTTTACCATGATTATCTCCGTCTAGGTAGGTTATGTCATTATTGACAGGAACAACAGCACATGTCTTTAACGGAGGCCACTTGAGGCCGGAGCCTGCTGATTCGCAAGGTCTTTAGTCGACGAGCTTTGCTCGGAGTTGCCTTGCGACTCTGTTAAAGATTTGTGAGGTTGAGACTGGCAAGAATGATATGACCTAAATAGATGGAAGGAATCTTGGTAGAATCAGGACTGCCAGTTATTCTAGACAACCCTACACCTTGGGCAATTAATTGATGTATTTGCGCCTGTATAGTATTCTTATAGTATGTATAGTTTGATGACTACTTTACATAAGTATGTTGCAGAGTGCTTTGTTATGCTACTGGCAAGGCTCTTGATTGCAAAGCTAGAAGTATGGTAGACCTACAATGTGGGATCAAGCTCTTGATAACTGAAATCATAGGTTGTAGATGTAAACCTAGAGATAACTGTTGTAATATTCCCTCAAGTGGAAATAGAGCTTGATGCTTTACTTGGTTGGCTGTTGACAATGGCTAGCTAGTGTGCAAACTTTCACGCGAGGATGGATGGCGTATGACAGATCTGAGCTTATCATTAACAGCAAAGCAAGTGAAGCTTGTTGATACACTCGTAGCAAAGGGGTGTTCTATTAAAGAGGCAAGCCAAATAGCTGGCTATGCAGAAGGTGAATCTGGTAGAGTAAGTGCTAGCAAGGCGTTAAAGACTGCCAAGGTGCAAGCGTATATGCAGACAGCTATTTCGCAGACTCTGGGCTTAGGTGCTACGTATGCAAGTCATAAGCTTATGTCGCTTAGCTCAGGCGCAAGAAGTGAGTATGTACAGCTTGAGGCGAGCAGAGACATCCTTGATAGGGCCGGTTTCAAAGCGCCAGATAAGCATATGCATTTGCATGCGGGTAGTATTAAAGTTGACATCAGGTTGGACTAATTGATAGTGTGTCAATAACGTGCAGGGGGGGAAAAGTCATAGTGTACTTACAGTAATATGTCTATCACTAGCATTTTTTTTNAAAAAGGCTCAAAAATGAAAACACCAGCATGGACTAGATCAGCAGGAAAGAATCCCAAAGGTGGTTTGAATGCTGAAGGAAGAGCTAGTTATAAGGGTGGCACACTCAAAGCTCCTGTTAAATCTGGTGACAATCCTCGTAGGGCTTCGTTCTTAGCTAGGATGGGAAACATGAGAGGACCAGAGAGAGATTCAAAAGGCAAACCGACAAGGTTATTATTGAGTTTAAAAGCTTGGGGTGCTTCTTCTAAAGCAAGTGCCAGAGCTAAAGCNAAAGCAATTAGTAAAAGGAANAAGGCATGAGTTTATATAAGAATATAAATGCTAGGAAGAAAGCTGGGACTAGTCGGCCAAAGAGTAAGAGTACAATAACAGCTAAAGCTTATTCTAATATGAAGGCTGGGTTTCCTAAGAAAAAGAAAGGTAAGTAATGATGGCTAAATATGCAAGAGATCCACGCAAGGTTGCTGCAATTAAAAAATCAAAGAAAAAAGATACTACTACGCAGTTAGCTAACTTACATTCTAAAAAAGATTTTGAGACTAACGTAGATTACAATAGTTACAAAAGACTTATAAGAGAAGGATTGTCTATTAAAGATGCTTTTGAAACAATAAAGCTTTTTAGAGAACATCAGATAAGGGTATTAGGGGGTAAAGAGGAATAAGTCATGAATACAGAATGCAAGAGATGTAATGGTGGAGGGTATATTGTTTATGTGCATGGACATTATCAGTGTACTTATTGTAAATGTGTGGTAGATGATTGTTGTCAAGGTGAA